CCTGTAAACAAATTATCTGTAGCATTAGGATTAAATGCAGCTCTTGTCTTATTAGCTTGTTTTAACAAACTTCTTAATGCACCTACATCTGTATCTTTACCTAAATATTTTTTAGCAATTAAATTAGATGCTTCACCAAGTAAATTTGGTTGTATAGGAATGCGTAATTGATTACCTTCTGTTATAGCTCTTACTATGTCATCATTGATTCCATACTTAAATGCCATAACTTTATCTACACCTGACAAATTACCATTTTGCATAAGTGATGTAAGTAATGTTTTCATAAAGTTTTTATCATCAACAACAGTAAGTAATTGCAATAATTCTACAGGTGCTTTGTTAAGACCTGGCATATCCATTAATGTTGATAAATCTTTATTTGCTACAAAAGCATCAAGTAACTTATCTCCTCTTTTGCTGTCTAATATTTGTGTAGCAGTCCTACCAAACATAAGTTTTCTAGCTTCTTTTCTTGTAATCTCTCTTGTTACACCTGGTGACACTTCTATAGTTCCACCTTTAATTGTTTTAACAAACTGATTTATAAGTGGTATATTTTTAACATCATCACCAACCTTTACAGTTTTAAATGCTTGTTGCATACCTTCATCTACTAAACTTCTTAATCCTAGTTTTGCACCAGACAAATAACCTAATGCAAAGTTTGTAGGGTCACCAAAAACTCTAAATGCACCATCAATAACTGTAGAACCTAACGCATAACCTAAATCATCTTTAGTAAAAAACTGTCCTGCAACAATACGACCTGGTGATATATTTACTTGTCCTGCTTTTCTAGTTTCTGTTTTAAATTGATTTTCTAGTTCTTCGTATCTTTCTGTAATTGGTACACCATAAATTTCCTCTGCTTCTCTTATAGAATCTGTTTCAGACAAACCTGACCTACGAGCATCTTTAAATCCCTGTGTTTCTTTTAATGGTGTAGATGCAGGAAAAAACCCTTTACCTAAGTTAAGTGGTTTACCTTGTCGTATTTGGTCGTAAGCTAAATTAAACTCTGTTGGACCATAAGCATCTTTTGTATCTTTATATACATCTGCAAACTCTTTACCTAACAATGCAGTTCTAACTCTGTCTGCAGCTTTGTCACCATCTACTCCTGGTAACCAACTAGCAACTCCTGTTAATCCACCTAAAAATGTATTAGCAGCAACTGCTTGTGCTTTGTTTATTCCTGACTCTTGTGCAGCAACAATAGATGATTTAAAGTTTCTTGATAAAGGTTGGAAACCTAAATCTAACATTAGCAAACCTAATTGTGATGCTCTTCTTGCTTTAGATACTTTATTTATGTTTTGCTGATTTTGTTTTATAGCAACATTGTTTTGTCGTTCTGATAATTGTAAAGCTAAATCAGAATCGTGTTCTAATCCTAGTAATGCACCATACATAACTAATTTTTTATCCATACTTGGATATGCTCTTGCAATATTAGCTGCACTCTCTGCAACCTCTGGTGTCATTGTATTTCTAAAAAACTTTATTTCTTGTAAATTAGCTTTAGTGTTTTTTGCTAAATAGTTATCTAGCTCTGGTGGACCAAATAGTATTTGTCTGTAATCTCTCATTAAATACCAAAATAATCCTGTGGGTCTTTGCCCAATGCAGGTTCTGGTATTATATCCTCATTAAGCAACTCATCAAATATTGGGTCTTGTGTCATTTCTTTAGCTACTAATAAAAAGTTTTGTAATGTGTTTGTAGGTGCAATTCTTGGACCATTACTACCTGGACCTATTGGAATACCTGCAGTGTTTGGTTCAAACTGTCTATTTGTAGGTGCAGCAATATTTACAGGACTAGGTAAAGCACCAACATTAGGCATACCGCCAGTAAGTGCAGATTCTTGGTCTATAACATCTATAGCTTCTGTTTGTGCTTCTAATGCAGCAGTTTGCCCTGTTGGGTCGCCTTCCATTCTTGGAGGTGCTACTACATCATAATATGCACCATCTACTTTAATATCTGTAGCTTGTTTTAATTTACTTGGTTTTCTTCCTCTAACCATTATCTTCTGGTCCTTCCAATTCAAACCCTAAACTTATATTAATCCATACACCAGGTATAGGTGTAGGTACAATCATATTCCCTATAGGAACATCACCTAATGACAATATATCTCTATAAATAATTGGTTCATCATATTCTACTTTTCCCCAATCTTCTTGATTTATTATGTCAAAAAATTTAGCGTTAATTTCACTTTCAGGCATTATACACCTTCTGGTTGTGGTGCAGGTTGTTGACCTAAAGCACCTAATACTTGTTCTATACCTACTGGTGAAGCACCTAATCCTAATCCCTGTTGTTGCTGTTGTTGTCCTAACAACGCTAATTCTTCTGGTGATGGTTCATCACCTTCTGCTGTGTAAAATTTATCTAATATCTCTGACATTTTTTGTGGATTTTTTCTTATTTCTATAGCTGACATTAATGCTCTTTGGTCACCTTGTGCAGCTTGTGACATAAGTGTTTCAAACAATACTGTTTCTGCTTTTTCTGCATTTATGCGTTGTTGTATTTTAGTAATGTTATCTAATCCATCCATATTTTCTTGTAATGTCTGTGTATCAATTATGCCCTGTTGTTTTAATTGCAACCCTGTAATAATTTTTTGTGGCTCATCAAAACCTGCCATAACACCATAGACTCTTCTTGTTTCATACAATTCTGATATGTCAGACTTAGGTGTGTATGATTCTTTGTATGCTGTTCCTTTATGTACACCTGCAATAGGTTTTCTTACATTAGGAAACATTATTTCATCATATTCTAATCTTTTAGCATCTATTTCTTGTAATGCCTCTTTCAATACTGTTTGATATTCTCTTACATGAAGTGATGCAGATTGTCCTAGTTCTTCTAATCCTCTACCTGTAACAAACGCATTAGGAGATTGTCCATCATCAGATACTGGATAAGCAGCACCAAGTCGCAAGTGTCGTTCAAGTCTATCTACTTGTTGAAATAATTGGTAAGGTAGATTGTTGACTGGCTTAGACACTTGCGAACCAGGTGTTAAATAGTTAACAGCAAATCTGCCTTTTCTATATTTTCCTGATTCAATCTCACCAACTATATTTGTTTCTGTAAATACTGCATCTTCCATAGCAATAGTTCCAAGTATGTTTATCTTTGCCATGTTTGCCATTAAACCTGTAATGTGTTGAAACTGTGATTGCATTTGGTCAAACGCATATCGTTTAGCTACAACAAAACATGGACCTGATTTTAAGACATTAGGCATAAAGTCAATAATCTTTTTATTTTCTGGTAAATAAATGTATGTGCCTTCTTTATCTTTGTACTCTACTAATACTTTGCCATGACCTGTAGAGTTTGCCCAACTACCTGCTCTATCTGTGCTATCTAGTAAAGCAGAGTATGGGTTTTGAAATCCATCATTATCTTCAGATGCGTAGATATATGCTTTTGCTTCTGGATATTGTTCTGCTAATACTGTGTGTGGAACTCTACGAATAATTGCTAACTCATCAGGTTGTTGGTCATTACCAAAAGTTCCTGGATAACAAGTAAATGGGTCTTGCAACTCTGCATATGGATATGGATTACCATCTTTATCTCTTCTATGTCCTATAGTCCAAACTACAAAACCATATCCTGGTAACCATCTTGCAGCTTGTGGTAATTGCATATGTAGCTTTTGATATTTGTCATATGCCATAACAATGCGTTCTAGTTTTTCAGATTTTTTTCTAGCTCTTTCGCTATCTTTGTCGTTTATAATATCAACTTTTAAATCTGGACTTCTACCAAGTTTTTGTGCAAATCTTTCTAGTGCGGTTAAAAATAAATTAGGTGCAGGTAGTTCGTGATACTCAACATTAATACTGTTACCTAGCAACGCTTTTACTGCTGCTTCTCCACCATTCATAATGTCACGAATCCTAGACCTATCAACTAATTGTTCTTGATTGATAACTCTAAGGTAATCTATTCTATCGTATAATTTGTCGCTATCTAAAGGCATTTATCTCCAATTATCTACATCCATACTACTAGGTTCGTACCCTGTAAAGCTAGGATTATAATCATATCCTAACTCTGCAAAGCGTTCCTTCTGCATTCTTCTTATGGCTCTCATTGGAAACCAACTAGCCATAACTATGTCAGTCTTTGTACCTACGCTTTTGCTTTTGTTCTTTGCAGAACTAAAATACACTAACTGACTTGTATATAAGTTTACCTTCTCTTGTGCTTCAAAGCTAAGATATGGCAAAGAAATATTTTGTTCTTGAAACATAGGTCGCATAGCTGTAACTCCATACATAGGGTCAAACTTATTCTTGTATGTTTCGTGTCCTTCTAAAAATATACCATGTCGTGATGCAAAATCTCTAATTGATTTATCTTGTCGTATAGCTTTTTGAAAACCATTTTCTTCTATTACCCAGTGTGATAAATTATATTGTCCATACCAATCTTTAATTATTTCTAATGCTTGTGGTATGCCTCCACCTAAATTGTTATTCATATTTACCATATGTAATTTATTTGTAACAGCATCATACGCCCACAAAAATGCAGCTTGATAACCTGTAGATGCAGGGTCTAGTCCTGCTATTAATCTTGTGCCTTGTGGTATGTGTCCTATATCTCTTTTCTGGTCACGACACTCTTCTATCTCTACTCTGTCAAACAAAGCAAGTCCATCTGGCATGGCAACATTAAGATATACCATTTCGTATATAGCTCTACCACCTGTAGTTTCTGCTGCTCTCTTCCTGTCCATTAACCATTTGTATGTACGCTTACCACGCCATAGCATACAATCTAAATGTTCTTCTTCATTCCAGTCTGGTAATGTACAAGCTGTATCATGTGCTTCTTCTACAATAGTTTTCCAAGATTGATTTTCTAAAAGATGTGAATACAAATCATCATAATGTTGTCTTGAACCAATAACTACCATAGCAGTATGTTCCTCTTTACGACTTGATAATGTTGTTGTCCACCAACTTCTTGTGTTTTCTCTTGATGCAGGTTGCATTGTAGATGTGTGGTCTTCAATGTCATCAGCAATAATTATGTCGCAGTCACGAGATAATATCTTACCGCCACGACCAATGCCTACCATTGTAGGTGACTTAATACCTGTTACAGTTCTAGTACCTACAGTAAAACCATTTTGTGACCAAGACTTACCTGTTCTTGTGTTAGGTTTAAATTTTGGTCCAGGTCCACATATCTCTTCTATTAATAATTCATTACTTTCTAACTGGTCAAGTACAGAACCTATAGCGTTCTTTGCAATCTCTTCGTTACCACCTACCCATAAAATACGAATGTTAGGACTTGTACAAATCATCCACACACAAAAATGTATTAACAAATCTGTTTTACCATGTCGTGGTGGTGATAATATCATTTGTTGTTCACCATGTTCTATAGCTTCTAATATGGAGTTAATCCATTTTATGTGAAACTCTGGCGTTTCGTATGGCTCACCTTTTTCTGTTTGAAAATATCTATCTCTAAAATCTCTAAAGTCTTGTAATGATTTTTCTGCTACTTGTGGTATTGCCCAGTTGTCTTGTGCTAATTCATTTTCTTTATCTTCTATGTATGCGTTGTATGCCATAGATACTGCAGCAACAGAGGTATTTAATATTTTTGCTACATCAGCTAATGTGTTTTTACCTTTTAATATTTCTTCTGCTAATCCTGAATCAACAATATCGCTATATACTTGACCACGCCTTGATTGTAAATTTTTCTTTTGACTAGGTATAACTAAAGTGTCATCTTCTTGTGTCCACTCTATGCCTTTTTTCTTTGCCCTCTTTTTCTGCATAGTAATTCTGTTATAACATCTATCACTACAATATTTAGTTCTACCTTTAGGCAAAGGTCTGTGACATCCTCCTGCGTAACAAAATTTATTTGCCATAATTCCTACACTTTTTATTTTTGCACTTTAATTTTAATTTGACCACCTGCAAATATTCCTGACAAGCAGGACAGGTTATCTTCAATTATTTCTTTGGTTTCCAACCACGCTTCATTTCAGCGTATGCTTTTTTAGATATAGTAGATTTTTTCTTAGACCTAGAAGTACCTGCTTGTTGCCTTCTATGTATATTTCCTACTAAACTATTTTTTCCTGAACCATGTGGCATAATATCTCCTTACCACATCTTGCAAGACCAATATCTTGCAGATGTTTTATCTGTTGCTGTATCGCATTTATGTCTTGCTCTAAATGATTTTCTAGCTTCTGGGTTATCTTTGCGTATTTCCATGTTTGGGTCACCAAACATAACCTTTTTTACTTTGTCACCATCTTTGACATAAACTTTAAATTTTTTTCTACCATGACCAGGTTCACCTTTACTAATCCTAGAAGGTTTATTTA